CTGATTCGCTCCATCATTTCAAAATACGCACTGTCTATTTCTTTTGAATGCATTTCCATTTCCATCACCCGGAAACTATTCTACACTATTTCTTACTGTTATACAATTGTAATGCTAGGTAGCGCGTCGTTGATCTTAACGCTTTTTTCCAAGGCGATCTGCTCCATCGATGTCTTTTCAAAGTTGATTGTATTGTTAAGTATCGTAACAATCACTGAAAAACAAAGCGTCAATGACAATAGAAATGATACGATTGTTTTAGTAGAGATCTTTCGATTCGCTTTTCTTCTGCCAAATTGTGTAAAATTGTCAAACAACTTTCATCCTCTACTGTTTGAAATACAAATTTTTATGTCCGCACTTGAACCATTAAATGCTATAGCTGTTAACTTTAATACGCTTCAGCGTTTTAAAAGCTGTGTCCGCATGTAAAAAGCCCCGGCGCCTTGCAAGACACCGGGGCTTTGATTTAGCGGCATTGGGCTGTTTTGACGTCGCTTGCTATTGCAGTATATCCTGCAAAAACTATCTCTTGGAGAACTGAGGCGCACGGCGCGCGGCCTTGAGGCCGTACTTTTTGCGTTCACCCAATTATATACCGCTTGGATAGCCGATTTAACGATATGTTATAATATTTTAACCTCAAATTTAACCCGAAAAAGCACGATTAACCTTGTCCATAAGGTCTATAGGCTTGTTATACGTCAGGTGGGCATAGATATCAAGAGTGATTTTTGCTTTCTCATGCCCGGCAAGATATTGAACCGTTTTGACATCCACGCCGGCAAGCAAAAGATTCGTTATATAGGTGTGCCTTAACACATGAGGCGTCACTTCAAAGTCTATGGTGTACTGATACTTTCGATGGCTTGCCGTCTCCCCCTTTTTTGGCGAGATCGTGTAGACCGTTTTTTTGCCGTCAACATATTTGGTGTATTTCCGTTCCATGACAGACCGACATCTTACGGAATGCCACAAACTTCGGAATTGGGTTTCTGTCAACGGAAGACCGTTGCGATCTTCGATAATATACTCGGATTTGGACTTCTCTTTTGCGGCAATCAGACACTCGACCAACTGTGGCGGGATTGGAATGTCGCGCTTGGCTGCCGGGCTTTTGAGTTTGTCGGTAACGATCGGGCGGTTGTGTTCCCAGCGGAGCGCATAGCGTACGCGGATATGAGGCGTTTTCCCCTTTAGTTCGACACATTCCCATTTCAAGCCCAATATCTCCTCACGCCGCAAGCCGGAATACAGGCCGATCATAGTGAAAGGATAGGCATTTGTTTCGCGGATGGCATCCAATAAAACAAAGACTTGCTCTTTTGATAGGGCTTGCCTTTCTTTAGCCGGTATGCCCCCGCTTTTCAGTTTCCTGCAGGGCGACTGAGCGATGTGCCCATTCTCAGCCGCCGAATCAAAGATTTGCTTATAAAGCATGACGGTTGTCCCGTAGACGGATTCCGATTTCCCAGATGCCAATAACATAGCGGTTTTGATATCATCGGCTGTAATCTCACCTAGGCGGCGCGCTCCAAGCGGCGTCTTTATATAGGTCTTGATGATATACTTGTAGTTGTTCTTTGTTCCAGTACCAAGATTAGCCGAATGCAGTTCAAACCACTTATCGGCATAGCTTTCAAGCGTCGGGTGGTTCCGGTTAATAACCGCGTCCTCTATCTGCGCCTTAGCCTCGGCTAGTTTCTCTGTCAACTCTTCGGGCGTCGTTCCGTATATTGCAACGTAGCGGCCGTCAGCGTCTTTGATCCGCTTGCGGTATCGCTGCAGCTTTTCAACGTATTCATACGTTGGCTTTTTTGGACGCGCCATAATAAATACCCCCATACACCCATTGCAAAACCTCGTAATATTGGGTATAATGAGGTTACAAAAGGTGGATTATTGACATGGTTCACTTTGCATCGTGCCGCTCACCGGATGGCCGTCCGGTGAGCGGTTTTTTTATTTTCCTTTTTTGCAACGTATTTTGTTCAATAACGTATGCAGTTATTTCATAACTAAATCACTCAATATTGCAATTATATGTTAAAATTTTGGTGAGCACTTTTTTATTTTAGATGTTTTAAAAAATAATCAATGACCTTGCGAGCTTCGACCGATCTTGTATATGATATATGGACAAGCTTGCCGTTTTCCATTTCCAGTTCTCTACGCTTGAATTGATGAACATAATGCAAGTTTACTACAAAAGACGAATGGGGTATCACAAAATCAGGGGGATCAAACTTAGGAAATTCCGTTTTAGCAGTTCCTTTGAAAAATAGCTCCTTGTACTCCTCGTTTTTCTCATAGGTTATATAAAGATAACGGCCTTTGCTCTCAATATATAATATCCGTTTCTTTTGAATTACAAATGTTTTTCTATCATATTCAAATTCATAAGCCTCGTTATATTTCTTTATCCTTTCAAATGCAGCGGAAACCTGGTGTTCAAGCTGCCATTCGCTAAATGGCTTATGGATAAAGTCAAATGGATGTATTCCAAACAATTCTCCGTGATAATGCGTGTAGCCTGACACGAAAAAAACTATGGCTTCATCATATTTGTATTCAGAACGAATGATATGCCCAAGCTCAATACCAGTCATACTAGGCATTTCAATGTCCAAAAAGTAAAAATCGAAATACATTCCGGCTTTCAGATGCTCCGCTATTTCTACGGCCGATTCATAATCATAAAAATCTGCCTGTATATACGCTTCCGCAAATACTTTTTTTAACAGATTGAGCAGCATTTGTCTCTGGGTGTGCTCATCATCACATATCGCAATTTTCAATTTATCCATTATTATTCTCACTATTCTGTGAACTTTGTTATCCATAGGATTATTCACAGAAATAGATCGAATTATTACCGCGAACGTTCGAGCTGTGCACAACTTGTCGAATTCTGGTAATGTTTATGGTAATATTATAAGTGTAAAGATTAGCTAATTTTTTTACATAACAATGTATAACTTGTGTTCATTTGCACAATGAACGCTCAACAGTCATGCGATTGGGGGAAAAAGCATCATGCGTATAACAAGGCAACAATATCATCCAGTTGGTAACTGCTATGTCACAGACATATTCTTCGGCAGCAACTTTATACAAAGGGGCTGATACATATGGACAATACGAAAAATGACAACAAAGTCTGCGCTTCCAAGCGTGATGCCATAATTGCGAAAATTGAAGAGATGGCTGAGCCTGAGGTTGATGAACTCATTTCTCTCGTCGAGCAATTATCGCGTCAGCAGTAGCCGATACAACATCAATATCATCATCGGACAAGCGTTCTATCTTCGCAATAAGTGCTCGTTTCTTCGCGGTAAGCCCGTCGCCCTCCGGGGTGGCGGGCTTTATTTTATTTTCCGAATCTGATTTTCTATATAAGATTTCCTCTACAGAACACCCATACGCATCAGCAATTTTAAAAATATCTTCATAGGTTGGATCTTTCTTTTCAAGAATATCTTCGATAAGCTTAATTGGAAATCCAGAATCTCGTGCATCTGTCATGTCGACTGCTAAATAAATTTGATACAAATTATCTCTAATCATAGAAATCTGCTCTTTACTGAAAGGCGAATGCCCAAGAAGCTTGTCTACGGACACACCGAAATAATCCGCGATCATTTTTACGGTTGCAAGATCCGGCTCGCGTATTCCGGCTTCCCAATTACCAACAGTCCCCCTTGACTTCCCGATGATTTCAGAAAGCTCTTTTTGAGATAATTGTCTTTCTTCGCGTAGTTCCTTTAATTTGAATCTAAACAAAACAGTCACATCCTTATAAGTACTTTACCACTAAGTGTGACTTTTATCAACGATTATTGCATCCATCAATAGAAATACACACGTTTTGTGACATTGCACAAAATATGTGTATTTTTTTGTATGCTTGTTGTCACGATATGTGGTTGACCGGCGACACGAATTGTGGTATATTGAGGACACATTATGTGAGCGGAGGTGATACAATGCGTGACTATTTGCATAATCTGCGTAAGGAAAAACAGCTTTCCCAAAAGACAGTGGCAGCACAAATGGGAATTTCTTCAAACTACTACATGTACATCGAAAACGGCTCTCGCCAGACGGATATGGCTTACTCCATCATGGAAAAGCTTGCATCTGCCTTTGAGGTTCCTGTTCAGTGCATTATCGATGCTGAGCGCGAGTATGTGCAAAAAAGAGACAGTGAAGCAGACTGATCTGGAAAAGAAAGGATGTGAACGAATGCTGGAGATCACAATCAAAGGTGACCCAAAAGAAATAGCTGCCCTTATACTGGCATTACAAGAACGGCATGACACCTTAGAGAGTGCAACAGAGGTAGTAAAGCGAGTATCAGAAAATTTCTATAAGGGTTTCTCCGGAGTTGTTAAAACATTTCCAATACTTCGTAAGGATGCAGGTTACGCAACGCAGGAAGCGTTAGGCAAGGCGATAGGTGTAGAGCGAGTAACAATTGCCAAGTGGGACACCGGCGATCGTTATCCGCGTCCCAAAATGCTTGTCGTGGTTGCGAGGGCTCTTGGCGTATCTGAGGGAGATGTCATTGCTGCAATAACTGAATCTGGCGCTCAACGGCAAAAGCAGAGAGGCAAAGAGGACAGTGAATCAGGCTGATTGAGGTGAAACTATGTGTAATGTTGTAGGCAGCAAGATAAAAGAGCGCCGCAACCAACTAAACATGTCACAGGACGAGCTCGCAAAAAAGATTGGCTACAAATCGCGATCATCAATCAATAAGATTGAAACAGGAGTAAACGATGTTTCTCTGTCAAAGCTCGAGGTATTTGCAAGAGTCCTTGATACCACACCTGCATATCTCGCGGGGTGGGCTTGCGCAGAAAGGAGCGATACATATTGAGGCTACCTCCAGTTGAGTACAAAGGCCAGCGCATTCTTACCACAGAGCAGTTAGCAACTGTATACCAAACCGGGGTCGATAACATCCGAGTGAATTTCAAAAATCACAAACATCGTTTCGTTGAGGGCAAACACTACTATTTCCTTGAAGGGGATGCCCTTAGAGAGTTTAAGCACTGCGTAAACGATGTTAATGCAGTTGATATCCATACAAGAAACCTCTACCTATGGACGGAGCGCGGCGCGAACCGCCACTGCAAGATTCTGGATACCGACAAGGCGTGGGAGCAGTTTGAAAACTTGGAGGAAACATATTTCCGTGTGAAAGACAACAAAGCGCCCGCCCCACTCCCCGCTTCATGCTCGATGTCGCTCAGTGGACTTGCAAGTTACATCCATGAAATCCGAAAGACAATGGAAAGCTGTTACGTTTCACCGTTTGTCATTGCCGCCACAGTCAAGTCCATTTGCGATTCCTGCGGAGTTGTATCCTTTGACCCGATACCTGTACCACCTCATTATGAGCAGCTTTCGTTGTTTACTACTCCGTTTCGGTATGAAGAATAAACTGTGATAAAAAAGCCCCGTGTGAGGGGCAGGAAGGAAGTGGAGTATCGTGGATGTAAAAATCAACATAACAATGCCAAGCGAAAGCAAATTGCGGGAATTGCTTGACAATTATATTAATGCCCGGAATGCGTTACAGGAATTTCTCAATGTGGATTTCTGCGAGGAGGAAAAAGAAACTGCCAGCGGCAACTGACAGTCTTGACAATCAATCTATCTGGTTTTTGCGGCATCCATCCAGCTAATTCCAATGGGTCTTTTTTTGTACATCTTACAATTTTGACTGCATGTTTTATATTCTCAGTCATAGTCTGTCAAAATGTTGTTTTCGTCCCAAGTGAGAACAACTCCACGCGTTGACCCGATATACGGGCAATATGTAATATCACCGCTACCAGTCATAAGTTTCACCCATTTCCGACCAAATTATATCACGGTTCAACAAGAGGGGGCAAGAATAAAGCCCCGCGTGAGCGGGGTGGGAAGGAGTAAAGGGCCATGAGTACGTTGCTGACCAGAAAAGAGGCTGCAAGAAAGCTCGGTATCAGTTTGGTAACGTTGGATGCAGAGCGCAACGCCGGATACCTTGCCTATATACAGCGCAAGCCGGGCGGAAAAGTATGGATCACAGAAGATGCAATCGCTGAATATCTTGCGAGGGCGACGCACACGGTGAAACCGACAATGAGTCTCATGGGAACGACATATCGAAAACGGAGAGCATGAGGAAAAGCAGAACAAGCGGCTGCGCAAGCCGCGAAAAAAAGGAGAGGAATCATGAACATCACTGACATCAGAGTACGCAAAGTATTCCATGACGGCAGGCTGAAAGCGTTGGTTTCCATTACGCTGGACAACGACTTCGCGGTGCATGACATCAAGGTAATCGACGGCAAGGAGCGGCTTTTCGTCGGAATGCCAAGCCGCAAGGATGAAAACGGCGTGTTCAGGGACAGCGCCCATCCGATCAACAATGAAGCTCGCTGTGCTTTGGAGGAAAAGATTCTTGCCGCATACTATTCCTACATCGACACCCATGGCACCGAGAAGCTCAAGGCAGCTGCCGCCGAGACAGCGATCGGCGAATAGTAAAAGGAGGACACCATGCAAGGAACTACTTACAAAAAGGCAACCGAGCTGCTAGGGCAGGCAAGAATGATTGAGGAACAGCATCAGAAATTGAAAACCATCAATCCTCGAGCATTGTGTCTTTACAGCGGTAGCAAGTACGTTAACATCAGCGAAATCTCCCTAAACCTTGCGCAGACCATCATTGACATTACCAAAGCTGAGTTCGACCGGCAGGCAAAGCGTTTAGAGGATGAATTCGCCGCCCTGCAGGACGAAACTGACTGTCGGCGCGAATGCCCGCGAAATTAAAGGAGCAAAACATGGATAACAACGTAGATAAGGCAATGCAAATGGATGATACAAAACCCACAACGTGCATGACAGTCAATGCGGAAGCGTTTGAAAAATGTATGATTTTGATGCAACGGTTACCGGAACCTCTTGACTTCAAGAAAAAATTCCGGGTCGTGCTGGAACACGATCCGGAAGATGCGGCGGTGGAAATCCATTACTTTATAGAGCAATCAAACATTTGCGACAAATGCAAGCAGAGCAAGTCCGAAACGGATATTTTCTCCATCGACATTTCATACAAGATCAAGACCCAAAGCAGTTATTACCACAGTGTATCAGCTAAAAAGGATATCTGCAAACAGTGTCTTGATAAGCTCGGGTTACTTACAGAGCTTCCGTCGAAGGACACCGACGAGATGGCAAAAAAGAACGCCAAGACCTTTGAGGATAAATTCGTCGATTTGCTTTGCGACTTGGGCGTCCAGTTCGAGGAATAACCCACTAGAGAATGACGAAAGGAGATAAATCATGAAATTCGGAAAAACATTACAGGAGCTTGCTATTGAATTGGACAGGCAGAACCGGGCAAAGCGCGACCTGCTTGTTGACACCCCGGCCCTGCAGCTCACCCACACCAACGGCGCATTGACCCTCAGCATTGACAGCGCACCGGCAGCCTCCCGGGATAGCATCATTGAGCAGATGGGCGTCAATGACATTGCCCACCGCCAGATCGGGCAGCATCTTGGCATCCCGGCCAGATACTACGACAAGATGCTCACCAGCTTCCCGGAACTGCTTACCCAAAACGTGAACGGCTGGTTTAACCAGACACCGGCCCGGCGCATGATTCGGACGCTGGACGGAACGGCACGGGCTTTCCTGTCCGACCGCTACCGCCGTATTGACAACTTTGAGGTAGCACAGGCGGTATTGCCGATCATCAGTTCCATGCAGGGCGCGACCGTCGAAAGCTGCGACCTCACCGATAGCCGACTGTACATAAAAGTTGTCGATCCCCGCGTAACCGCTGAAATCGTCAAGGGCGACGTGGTGCAGGCCGGGGTTATCATCACCAACTCCGAGGTCGGCCTTGGCAGCGTGAACGTCAGCCCCCTCATTTACCGGCTGGTGTGCTCCAACGGCATGATCGCCCAGGACGCGGGAATCCGCAAGTACCACGTTGGCCGGCTGAACGAGCAGGGCGGCGACAACTACGAAATCTACAGAGACGAAACCATTGAGGCCGACGACAGGGCTTTCCTCATGAAGCTTGAGGACACTGTCCGCGCCGCCGTCGATCAGGCCCAGTTTGCAAGATTGGTGGACAAGCTGCGTGACAGCACCGAGGCGAAGATCGAGGGAGCTATCGTACCGCGTGTTGTGGAGCTTGCAGCCAACGAGTTCAATCTCACGCAGGACGAGGGCAAGGGCGTCCTGGGGCATCTGATCGAGGGCGGCGATCTCTCCCTCTACGGACTGGCAAACGCAGTTACCCGCCACGCCAAGGATGTGGAAAGCTATGATCGTTCGACGGAGCTTGAAGCGACAGGATATAAAATCATCACCATCAACCCGGCAATTTGGCGCCGCATAAATACGGAGGCTGTGAAATGAAAAGAACAGGAATTGTAAGACGGATTGACGACCTTGGCCGCGTGGTAATCCCTAAGGAGATACGCCGCACCATGCACATCAAAGAGGGCGACCCTCTTGAAATCATGGTTACCGACGATGGTTCCGTGACTTTCACAAAATATCGGCCGACAGATGATATCTCTTCCATTGTCAACGATCTTCGGGGCAGCGTCGTAGATTGCGAATATTTGAACATGGATACTAAAATAGCCCTCCATGAAAAAATATCGGAAATCACCGACATGCTCAAGGCCGCAGATCACTCCGAAGCGGAGGCGAGGTAGGCATGGCGAAGTTTAATCGCACCGTAACCGGACTGGCATGGCTTGAAATAACATGGCAAGAGCTTGCGGCGTACTCCGACAACGCCAGACCCATCTGCGATGAATGCTTCAAAAGCCTTATCCCCCATCCCTCCGTCGTACTTCTGCCGATCTTGAATGAGGCGTACTGCCCGGAATGCGGCAAACAGGTACTTCAAAGGGTGAAAAAATACCCCGAGGATAGGCACATCGAAGAACGCCGGGAGAAGTTCTGGCTGAACTACTTCGGGCTTGAGGAAGGGGTGACATAAGTGAAGCTACGAATATGCCCGGATTGCGGCGGCAGCCTTGATCCTGCGGAGAACTGTGATTGCACAAAAAAAGAGGCTGCCCCTGTGCCAAGGGACGCGCCTCAAAAGGAACCAACCAATTGCAGTTTAGCACCGAACAGCGTTTTTGTCAATCCCGGCATTGTCGAACTGTCTGATCTCGTCTTTCCCGGCAAGGTGATGGACAAGGATATCGTGGCCGCGATTCAAGAGGTTCACCACAAGTACGATAAAACCCTGCATAGCAAATGTAAGCGGGGCGCGGAATATGGAATACAGCTTCGTCGAAGTGCCATCGACGCTGTAACACGGAAACTTGGGGCAGTGGCACACACTGCCCCAAAGCCTCGTAAACCGGACAAAAGGACTTTACCCTGCCGGATATCGTGCAGGCTCTTAGAAGCTGAATATAGCGAGTTGCAACTGTTCATCCGGGAGGATGGGTACGACACCATGCAGGACTGGCTCCTGCATCAAGTCCGTCAGTATATCAAACGCAAGGATAAAGCCAGAAATAAGATGATGGAGGTACCACAATGAAACAAATTATCAGCGTGAATTACAAAAAAAGTGACGCAGATGCCTTTGACAACCGCAAATACAGTTACTATTGCGACATCCCGGTTGAGGTCGGTGATTTAGTCATCGCCCCCACTGCCAAGGGTGACCGGGTTGCCTGTGTGTGCGAAGTGAATATCCCCATTGAGCAAATAGCGGAAAAGGTGCAGCCGCTGCTCAAGGAGATCACGGCATACGCAGACGCCGAGGGTGAAGCGTCCAACGACAAGGACGATTCCAAAGAGAATGACGCGCCCGGGGAAACGGAGGTATACAACACCACCGGCCTGATCGAAGTGAAGCAGCTCCCCATCATCGAGGATCAGCTTCGCAAGGTAAAGGAAAATATTGAGGCCCGTGTCCAGATGGTTCTTTCGCTGGCCTGTACAGAGGAAACCTACAAGGAGGTCAAGAAAGCCCGCGCCGAGCTCAACAAAGAGCGTACCGCCCTGGAAGCTCGGCGCATGGAGGTTAAAAAGGCGATCCTTGCCCCGTATGAGCGCTTTGATGCCCTCTACAAGGAATGCGCCGGGGACATCTACGCCAGCGCCGACAGGAAGCTCAAAGAGCGCATTGCCGAGGTTGAAGACGGCCTCAGGCGGGAAAAGAACGACGACATTGAGACGTATTTCTTGGAGTATGCCAAGAGCAAAGCAATACCCGCCGATCTCATTTCCTTAGAAAAATCCGGCATCAAGGTTGGGATGTCTGAATCCAAAAAGAACCTGCAAAAGCAGGTTGCAGCATACATAGACCGTGTCGCCGACGAACTGGCCCTCATTGAGACGCAGGAACACAAAGAGGAAATCTTTGTGGAGTACCAAAAAAATCTCAATATCGCCCGGGCTATTTCGTCGGTTTCGGCCCGCCATTTAGCGGTCGAGACAGAGCGCCGGCGCAGGGAAGAACGCGAAGCGGAAATGGTCAAGCGTAATGCGGCCCGTGAAAAGACTGAGGCTATCGCCGCGGAAATCACGGCACAAGAACCGGAGGCCGTATCCCCTCCAACTGCCTCTCCCGATCCCGATGTTGACGCCGGTACCGCTGCCCAGGAGGGGGAGCAGAAAGAAAAACGCTACGCTGTTTCCTTTAGGGTCGTCGGCAGTCGGCAACAGCTCATAGAACTCAAACAATACATGAATGAAAGGGGTCTCCACTATGAGTCAATCAGCCAATAATTCCCCTCATAGGCAGACGCCAAAGTTCTCCGTGGCGATCACAACCGCAGGGTATAAGAACCTTATCAACAATACCCTTGGTGACCCGGAACGGGCAAAACGCTTTATCGGTTCCGTTACTTCCGCTGTTGCTGTCAACCCGGTCCTTCAGGAGTGCGAAGCTGGCACCATCCTTGCAGCCGCGTTACTGGGCGAAAGCCTCAACCTCTCCCCCTCGCCTCAGCTCGGCCAATATTACATGGTGCCGTTTGAGGTAAAGGTGAAAGACGCGAACGGCAAGATTATCTACCTGAAAGATGAGAATGGCAAGAACCTGAAAGACGCCCGTGGCAGATGGATTGCCGAAACCGTCAAAAAAGCGCAGTTTGTCCTCGGGTACAAAGGCTACATACAACTTGCACTCCGGAGCGGCTACTATGCAGACCTTGATGTTATAGAAATCAGGACCGGGGAGTATTTGGGAAGGGATAAAACAACCGGCAAGCATTGCTTTGAGTTTATTGAGGACGACGACCGCCGTGACACCATGGAAGTCATCGGGTACATGGCCTATTTTGAATACCTCAACGGCTTCAAAAAGGTCATTTACTGGACCAAGAAAAAGATGATGTCCCACGCCGATCAGTACTCCCCCGCATTCTCCGCAGCCGCCTACGAAAAGCTGCAAAAGGGAGAAATCAGCGACGATGATCTGTGGAAATATTCGTCGTTCTGGTACAAAGAATTTGATGATATGGCGAAAAAGACCATGCTTCGCCAGCTCATTTCAAAATGGGGTGTCATGTCCACTGAAATGCAACGGGTAATGGCAGCGGATGCCTCAATCATAGAGATCGGCGCTCAGAACGAGCTCGTCACCACGACGGAGGAACAGTTGGCGCTCGAACAGCCCGACTTGCAGCCCGAGGCCGTTGATGTCGTGGAGAATATTAATCTGGATTCGCTGTAATGGCTATTCCGTACCATGTCATTTCAACCGGCTCACAGGGAAACGCCGTTGTCATAAACCACTCCATACTTGTTGACTGCGGCGTTCCTTTCAAGGCTATCAAGCCGTTTTACAGAGAGCTTAAATTGGTACTCCTGACCCACATACACAGCGATCATTTCAACGCTACCGCCATTCGTCTGCTGTCACGGGAACGTCCGACACTCCGGTTTGGTTGTTGCCGTTGGCTGGTGGATCCGTTGCTCTCGTCCGGTGTCTCGGCATCCAATATTGACGTGTTTAACACCGGCGTGATGTACGGATATGGCATCTGCAATGTTATCCCTTTCAGACTATCTCATAATGTCCCGAATTGCGGGTATAAAATCCACTTCCCGGCAGGAAAGGTATTCTATGCCACCGACACAAACAATCTGAACGGTATAACGGCGCGGCACTATGACCTCTACATGATTGAAGCAAATCACGATGAAGATGAAATCATGCAGAAGATCGCCGCCAAGAAAGAAGCCGGGGAATACCCCTATGAGCTTCAGGTGATAAAAAACCACCTATCCAGGAACAAGTGCAACGACTTCATCTACAAGAACATCGGGCCAAGGAGCGAGTATGTGTATCTGCACTGCCATGTAGACGAGGAGGGAGAGCATTGAGAGGGCGGCTTAAGGATTTGACCTTTGGGCGGAACGGTGAGCAAATTCTATCAATTTCAACCCGTGAGGACTGTCGCCCGCTTTGGGACAATTTAAACGAGTATGAGGTTGTTGTGACGATCAAGAAATACTCAAAGCGGCGCAGCCTTAACGCCAACAACTATGCGTGGTCGCTCATGGAGCAGATCGCCGCGGCAACCGGATCGGACAAGGAAAAAGTCTACGAGACAATGCTCCAGCGATACGGAACCGGCGAAACATACGCAGACGATGATGGCAACGAATGCAAGGTCATTTTCAGCCTCAGAGAAGATATCCCGCCCCGCATGGTCGCCCGGCACTGCATGGAGATTGGCGAGGGATATGTCAACGACCAGAAGTTCATTCACTATCGCGCTATCAAGGGCAGCAGCGAATATTCTACCAAGGAGATGAGCGTGTTTCTGGATGGTATCGTGTCCGAATGCAAAGAGCTTGACATCGAAACAGCCACGCCCGAGCAACTTGCCCGGTACAAAGAAGAATGGAGGCGATCTTACTGAAAACTGTGTACTGTAACTATTGCGGCCGGCCTGCAAAATATGTTGACAGCGCGATTGTCTACCACGGTCGCAGCTACGGAATGATTTATTATTGACGACCCTGCGATGCCTATGTCGGCGTACACAAGGGCTCCGATACGCCACTAGGCAGGCTCGCTAACGCCAACCTCCGGTTTTGGAAAAAGAATGCTCACGCGGCATTTGACCCGCTCTGGAAAAGCAGACGCATGCCCCGACCACAAGCCTATTCGTGGTTATCCGCAAAAATGGGGCTTCCTCCGGAGCTTACGCACATCGGAATGTTTGACGTCGACCAATGCAAGCAGGTCGTCAACATCATGAAAAACGAAAGGATGAAAGTATATGATAATCACACAAGATGGCAGAATAACCGTTCAGCCCGCTGTCGAAATCCCCACTGACGAGTACGCTGATCTGTTGTCTACAAGAACCAAGCTCGACGTTATCTGCGACCTGCTGGTCACGCAAACCTATGTGGACAAGGAGTTGCTCCTCCTTGTGGCGCGGGGTGTGCCCACGCCGCGCCAACTGCCCGAAGAGGACATGACCCTTGCGAATGAACTCGATCCCACTTTCTGATAAGGCGGTGATGCAATGTACAGCAAGACAATTATTGTCGGCAGATTGACCGCCGACCCGGAGTTAAGGCAGACGCCCAACGGCGTTTCCGTCACAGCCTTTTCCGTTGCAGTTAACCGGGCCTACACTCCCAAAGGCGGCGAACGGAAATCGGACTTCTACGAAGTGGTTGCATGGAGATCCACCGCTGAATTCATCTGCCGCTATTTTGGCAAGGGCAACGCCATTTTGGTGGAGGGCAACATGGAGTCCAGGGAGTACACGGACAAACACGACGTCAAGCGCCGCGTGTGGGAACTGATCGCCGCTAATGTTAGCTTTGTCGAGAGCAAAGCATCAGCGACGGGGCAAGGCGGCGGACGCGACAACAGCCTCCCTTCGGAGCCTCCCGCATACGCAAACGGCGGTAATGAGGATTTCACTGAAATTGAGGACGACGGCGATCTCCCTTTTTAACCGAAGGGGCCGGAGAGGAGGAGGTGGTTGACGACATGGCCAAAGACCCCGCGTTTCTCTTTTACACCGCTGATTTCTACATAGGCACCGTTGAAATGACGGACGAGCAGGTAGGGCGATACATACGCCTGATGTGCTTGCAGCACCAAAAGGGTCACCTTTCAGAGCAGGCCATGTTGAAAGGCATGGGCGGCGTACACGATGAGCTGATTATGAGCAAATTCGTGATTGACGAGGATGGTAAATACTATAACGAACGCCTTGACGCCGAGATCGAAAAGCGCAATAAGTTTACGACTTCACGGCGTAAAAATCTTGAAAAGTCTCGTGAAGAGCCTCCCGAAGGTAACGCCCATATGGATTCTCATATGGAACAACATATGGGCGACCATATGGACAACCATATGGGGGTGCATACGGACTCCCATATGGATTCCCATATGGAAAATGAAAATGTAAATGAAAATAAAGATATAAAAGAAGATATTAATGATAAGAAGAAGACTAACCCGCGCGCGCGGAAAGAACCGGGCCGCAAGCGGAGTAACTACGGCTGGGTTGTTTTAACCGATACCGAGTACGCCCGGCTCTTGCAAGACCTTGGGTCTGATGAGCTGAGTCGCTGCATTGACTACATCGATGAATCCGCTCAGACCACCGGAAACAAGAACAAGTGGAAGGACTGGAATCTCGTTATCCGCAAATGCAACCGGGAGCAATGGGGCAATAAGGTGTCCTACCCCGTCGCCGGGAAAGGACCTGCAGCAGCGCCGCAGAAAAAGTCCTTTTCGGAGATAATCGCTGAGAGAAATGGAGGAAAACCATGACGCCAGAGGAACAGAAAAGGCTCGAACAGATAGGCGCGGTGATGGATATTCTGACGGTCGCATACCCGCAGTATTACAAGAACGTCTCCGAGGACGAAAAATATGCCGCCTCCCTGCTGTGGGCCAATATGTTCGCAGATGATAGCATCGAGGTCGTCGTGGCAGCCGTAAAAACTTTCATCGCCACCGACGAAAAGGGATTTCCTCCGGTCATTGGACAGATAAAGGCCCACGTTGCGAAAATCATCGGCGGAGCGGAGAAGTCAGAGCTTGAAGCCTGGGGGGAAGTCAAGAGGGCCCTTAGGAACAGCGGGTATCACGCCGCAGAGGAATTTGCAAAGTTCGACCCGGTTATCCAGCGGATCGTGGGGAGTCCCTCCCAACTCCGCGAATGGTCAACGGTTGCTAATGACGTCGTGGACAGCGTGATCGCATCAAACTTCCAGCGCAGTTACCGGGCCTCTGCGAAGCAGTACCGCGAGTATTTGGCACTTCCGAACCACATCAAGGATTTCATCAAGGCGACCTCAGACAGAATGGCGCTCAATAGGGTGACAGCCGAGCCCGAGCAAAAGGCGCTGCCCATAAGCGTGGAGGCTGTGATAAACGAGGCCAAAGCGGCCATAACCATGGCTCCCCCTCCGAAACGCGAAATACCAAAACTGTTGACGCCGGAGGAATTTGAAGCGCGTAAGGCTGAGATTCTAAAGGCCATTGACATCGACAATGATCAAAGCAATCAGGAGGAAATACATAGTGAACAATAACCGAGCGGCACGACATATCGCCCTTTGCATGGCGGGTATCTCTTTGGCCCTCGCAATGTTGGTGATACCCGCCGCCCCCAAAGAACAACAGTCGCCTACCCCGGTTCCGGAGCCAGTCCCCGTTGAAGCAATCGTCGGCATTGCCGAAATTATAGAGAATCCGACGTCAAAAACTGATTCAGCATCATCTACCCCGACCTATACGCACGAAAAAGCATTTGAATCGTTGAATATCTCGCTGCCTGTAAATTTGCAGGAGCATACCTGGAACGAGGCGCAGCGCATCGGTATAGACCCCGAAATCCTGTATAAGCTCATGTGGCGCGAAAGCGGATATCAGGTAGATGCCTGGTGCATCGACAGCAACGGTTATGAATCCGTAGGCTTATGCCAAATCAACGGTATGGCCTTTAGCTGGTGCGAAGATCGCGGCATTGATCCCCATACGCCCGAGGGCAATATTACAGCTGCGGCCGAGCTTATCCGGTATTACATAAACGAAAGAGGATGCAGCTTGGAAGAAGCGTTGGCGGCATATGGCGCTGGTGAAACAGGGATGCGATCCGGTAAGGGAATGGAGGCGGCGCGGATTCTCTTGAAAGGAGATTTGCCTGAATCATGAGAAACAGGGAGCGAAAAATAATCCGCAACGCATCAGGCCTCATGGCGTTTTTGGGATTTATGCTGATTCTCGGAACGGCCGGTGCCAGCGACCTCGGCAATATCACAACCGGGCAAGCTATGTTTCAATCGTTAATCGGACTCGCGCTGTTCGCTGTCGGAGTTGTGTTTGCCCGGAGGGAGTGATGATGTGAAGATTAAATTTACCGTGCCTGGGGAGCCACAGGGCAAGGGCCGCCCGAAGTTCTCTACTTTCAACGGCCATGTGACCGCAAGGACACCTGATAAAACGGTCCTTTACGAAAACCTTGTGCGCACCATGTACCAATATTCCAATCCTGGGCGACGCTTCCCGGACGGCGAAATGCTTGATCTGCGCGTGATAGCGTTCTACACAATCCCGACCAGCGCCAGCAGGAAGCGCCGCGAGGCGATGATAGCCGGGACGATCCGGCCGACAAAGAAGCCCGACGCCGACAACATCCTCAAGGTCGTGGCTGACAGCCTAAACAATATTGCCTACCACGACGACGCGCAGATTGTTGATACGCAGCTTCGCAAATTCTATTCAACAGAGCCGCGGCTTGAAATCACAATTCAATCGGTGAACCCATTAAATCATCAAGAAAGATTGGAGGCAAGGCATGAACACCAGAGCAAGGGAAAAGATTGGAAAAGCCAGGAGGACGCATAGTTCCAATAAGCGCGTGAACATGGCCGCCTATCGTGTCTCGGGCTATAACGAGGACACCCAAAAATACATATCATTCGACGGAGTTATCAAGCTGACTGACAATACGATAGGCACATTGTTCCGTAGGCACAAGGACTTGGCGGCCCTCAGCAAAATCAACCTGAGCATCCGTCCCATGTAAAAAACGAAAGGAGCACTACCATGAGCGAAATGAGTAAATTTGAGGCCCGTAAAAAAAGCCTGCAAGGCATCTGCGACGAAAACAACCTTGTCTTCCGCTTCCGCAATGACACATACCCCATCACGTTAACTATTAATCCGACCGGCGGCATTGGCGCGCAAATAAGCATGCTGGAATCCGTAGAAGAAAAGGGGTACATGAGCGCTGACGCCAGTATGGTCTTCTCGTTTGAAGGAGGCGAACTGAAAACCAGATCATACGGATCATTCGAAATTAGAGAAGAACTTCGCTCAAAAATTAAAAATCTGTATAAAAACATGCACTCTCTCTGGCTGCAATTCTTCAACCGGGAGATCGTCGAAAAGGGCATATTGAAGGTGCTGCCCAGGATCGAGCAGGAAGAAATTTGCGACGATGAAGACGATGCTGCTGCTCCTACCGTAACAACAACTGTAGACAATAGCGGCCTTGTTACACATGTTCAGTTTTCAGGTGAAGACAGCGAGTATGACGATGCTGAGCCACCCGAGGATGATATGCCCGGGGAAGAGGACAGCGAACCGCCGGAGGACGATGATGGTGGTGCCGAGGACGACGAGGATTACGGAGAGGAGGGCGGCGATTATGAGTACACCGAACTCGGCGACAACGGCGACGCTGATGAAGCGTGAGGACTACAAGGCGATTAAGCACATGGATCGCGCTACGTTGACCGCTTACCTCTCCAGGGTTTATATGCGCGGGTACGAAGCCGGATTGAAAGCCGACACGATTGTGGCCAAGGAGAACGCTGATACCGAGGTTTAAGCCAAGATGCTTCTAAAAAAAGGGGCCTACAATGAGCCGCAGAGGGCAAATAACCAGACGCGCCGGACAGGAGCACCGGCAGGAACTCGCAAATCTGATTAAGAAAGCGGCCAACATGCCACATGGCAGATATGGGACGACCTGGTGTATATGGGGGCTGCTGCACTCTCACAACCCTTGCAGTGGGTGCAGGAGCGCGAGGACGAATATATGCGCAGAATAGGCCGCTACGACAAAAAGACCCAAGACCTGTTTCCTCAAATGTTCAGGGAAATTATCGAGGCATACGAGCAGGAGGGATTAGTTGATGTCCTTGGTGGAATGTACATGGAACTCGAATTATCGAACCACTGGAAAGGACAGTTTTTCACACCAGACACCGTTTGCCGTATGATAGCAGAAATTCAGTATGTGGACACAGCGGAAAGAATTGAGAAACAGGGCTACATAACCGTCAATGACCCGACCTGCGGCGGAGGGCAATGCTGATAGCGTTTGCCAACGTCTGCAAGGAGCGTGACGTCAATTTCCAAAGAGACATCCTGTTTATCGGGCAGGACATAGACCCGGTCGTCGCCCGTATGTGCTATATCTCCATGTCGCTGCTGGGGATGGCCGGATATGTCATTGTCGGAAATACCCTGCTTATGGATACGCAGAATTGGGATTATTGGTTTACCCCGATGTACTTTATCCACGGATTCCAATGGCGGCGTCAACGGAGCATTTCATCCGACGGTTGCGATGTTTCCGACAACGAAGAACCAAATGACGTACAAGCTTCAATGGGCGGTGTGCCAACCGCCCTGGAGAAAACAAGCAAAAACTTACCCAAAACCGCCGACACCCCGGAATATAACGAGACAAAAATGGGGCAATTCTCACTATTTTAAGAAAAGGAGTCAACCAACCATGATTACCTACATCGAGACCCAATATCTATCTCCGCACCCGGATAACCCCCGGAAAGACCTTGGCGATTTATCCGAATTGGCTGATAGCATTAAATCCAACGGAATTATGCAAAATCTAACCGTGGTACCTTGGATCGGAGAAGTCACCGGCGAACCGCTGGAAAACCGGTACAAAATCGTGATCGGCCATCGCCGCCATGCGGCCGCAAAGCTGGCCGGCCTGATGGAACTGCCCTGTGTCATATCCGATATGGATTTGAAAACACAAATTTCCACAATGCTGCTTGAAAACATGCAGCGCGCTGACCTCACCGTGTATGAGCAGGCGCAGGGCTTCCAGATGATGCTCAACCTGGGCGATACTGTGAACGATATTTCCGAAAAGACAGGCTTCTCGGAGACTACCGTGCGGCGCCGCGTGAAGCTGCTGGAGTTAGACAGCGATAAGTTCAGGGCATCGACCGAACGGGGTGCAACGCTGCAAGATTACATGGAACTGGACAAAATCGAGAGCGTTGACCGCAAAAACGCGGTGCTTGACAAAATAGGCACATCCAATTTCCAGTATGAATTGCGGAGAGCCATCGATGATGAGCAAAGAGAAAAGAACATTGCTGAATGGGAAAAGGTGCTGAGCGCGTTTGCAACACAGGTTAACGATACAACTGGCTATAGGCAGGTTAGATATCTGTACGTTAGCGATAAGCCGGAGATAGAGCGCCCAGAAGATGCTGACAACAGGGAATATTTCTTCCATATCAACAAGTACGGCTCCATCTACCTGCTGGTAAAAGATGATGGACAGGCTGTACCGGAGGATCCGGCAGCGGCACGGCGCCGTGAAAGGCTGGAATATAGGCGCTCATGCTTGGAAGAGGCGACAGTGCGAGCTTATGATCTCCGCAAGGCTTTTATCTTGGGAATATCCGCCGCCCGCGCAAAAAAGCTCTTAGCTGATATCGTGGCTTATTCGGTATTTATAAGACTGGACGACTACTCTGACCTTGATGATGAATTCCTTGGATTTATGGGCGTGGAAACTGTTGAGGATGATGTCGCACTTGAAACTGTAACCGCTGCCGTTTCCAAGTCGCCCGAGCGTGCGCTCCTGTTGGCTGCTTATTGCGATTCCGACGACGGGAAAAGCAATGGCTATCATTCCAGATGGAACGCGGAATACGCGGAAAACGAAAGTCTGGATTGCCTGTATGACTTTCTTGAGAAACTTGGATATCAAATGTCCGACGAGGAAAAGGCGCTGCGTGACGGTACCCATGAATTGTATATTCGCGAGGATACCAACGATAGCGACGATGAGTAAGGAGGATCAGCATGCAAAACAAGTTGTCAGATTTGAACAATCATCTTTTTGCCCAGTTGGAGCGTTTGGGTGACGAGGAATTAACCGGCGATAAACTTACTGAGGAAATAACACGGTCCAAGGCTGTCACTGATGTTGCTGAACAGATTGTCGCCAACGGCACACTGATACTGAAAGCCGCTATTGCAGCAAACGGTAAGGTTGTCGATAGCAACTTGCCGCAGTTGCTGTTGGAGTAGACGCCATGCATATATACACCAAGGATGAAAAGGACTACCTGCAAGAAATCGTGTTCGGACGCAGCCACAAGGAGATCGCCGCACTTTTCAATTTGCATTTTGACCTTGATTTAAGCGTGGGGCAGATTAAAGGTGCTATTGCGCGGTACAAACTGCATACAGGCCGGGACGGGCGTTTTCGTCCCGGCGATATCCCCTACAATAAAGGCAAAAAGAAATGGTATGCGGGCGGCGAAGCGACACAATTTAAGTCAGGCAACAGACCGTGGAACTATAAGCCCGTGGGTACCGAACGCACCAACACCGACGGTTATGTGGAAATCAAGATTGCCGATCCAAAAACGTGGAAGGGTAAGCACCTCATTATTTGGGAGCAGTCTCATGGGCCGGTACCCAAAGGCTACGCCGTGATTTTCGCCGATGGCAATAAGCAAAATGTGGTGTTGGAAAACCTGTTGTTAGTTTCTCGTCGTGAACTGGCCGTGTTAAACAAAAAAGGACTCATTTCCCCGGATGCCGAGTTGACAAAGGCTGGTGTCACAATCGCCAACATTCACATGAAGATTACCGAAAGAAAACGTCAGAAAAAAGAAGAACGCAAAAGAAATCCAGCGTCGGTACCAGCAAAAAAATCCGTTGAGGTCTAGTCTAGTGAAAGCGTTACTAAAATATCCCGGTGCGAAATGGTCTATAGCAGACTGGGTTATAAGTTTCTTTCCAAAGCATCACAGTTACCTTGAGGCCTTCTTCGGAAGCGGAGCCGTCCTATTTCGGAAACCGAGATCAAATATTGAAACAGTAAACGATCTCGACGGTGAAGTCGTAAACCTGTTTGAATGCATCAGAACCGATCCCGAACGATTAGCCCGTGAAATATACCTTACTCCATATGCCCGGCAGGTATATGAGCATGCCTATACAACTGTGCCCGACGATGCATTCCAGCGAGCGAGGAACTTTTTTATCCGGTGCAATATGGGGCATGGGTTCCGGGTTAACGGCGAGAAAGACGGCTGGAAAAACGATGTGCAGGGCCGGGAACGCGCTTATGCGGCCAAATACTGGACGCACCTGCCGGAAGGCATTATAGAAGCCGCCGAACGTTTGAGGGGCATCCAGATAGACAATCGGCCAGCTTTAGAGTTAATACCGCGTTTCAATCATGCCAACGTCCTGATATATGCTGATCCTCCTTACATGCTCAATACCAGGCACGGAAAACAGTACCGATGCGAAATGGACGAGCAGGATCACAGGGAATTGCTTGACATGCTGTTGGCGCATAAAGGGCCGGTAGTCTTGTCCGGGTACGAAACCGACTTGTACAACAGTACGCTGAAGGGCTGGAAAAAGGAATACACGGTTTCATACTCGCAGGTCGACAGCAAAAAACGGGAAGTTTTATGGATGAATTTTGAACCACCAGCCCAAATCCGATTATTCGATGTAAAGGAATGAATGACTATGGCAAAAGGCGAATCATCCCGCCGGTACTGGGCCCGGCTGATCCGGGATCATGCCAGCGGGGGCAAGGATCGGAGTAAGAGCAAGGCCAAAAAGCGGAAGGTCAGGAGGAAATAGGCGTGGGCGTTGCGATGAACGGTATCATTCGCGTATTTCCCACACGCACCAGTTATACCCCGGCAGATGAATATACCTTCATCGGAATGCCGCCCTCGCTTCTCCCGATACCGGAGCACAGAGAGGTGCATATATCCTGCATCTTCTCTTGGGACAGGAAATACGCCGAGGATTTGGCCTATCAATGGGAATGCCGTACAAACAAGCCGGTGAAGATTGGCGGTCCCGCATTCGGCAGCTATGCGGAGGATTTTACCCAGGGCATGTACATAAAGCCCAATATCGTATTTACCACGCGAGGCTGCAATAACAATTGCCCGTGGTGCATCGTTCCCAGCATCGAAGGGAAACTCCGGGAGTTGCCGGTTGTGGCCGGCAACATCATCCAGGACAATAACTTCCTGCAATCCAGCCGGGCTAATAAGGACAAGGTCTTTGATATGCTTAAAACCCAGCGGCAAATCTGTTTCAAAGGCGGTTTGGAGGCAGGCTTGGTTGACGGCCACTTTGTGGATGCTGTTTCCGGGCTGCGGATTGACGAGCTTTGGCTGGCCTGTGACACCGACGGCGCGCTGCCCGCGTTTAAGAGGGCCTGCGCCAAGCTCACAAAGGCAGGATTCAACCGGGAGAAGATCAAGTGCTATGTCCTGATCGGCGACGATATGGACAAAAACGAAGCCCGTTTACAGGAGGTATACCACGCCGGGGCAATGCCCTTTGCGCAGCTTTACCAGCCGTATAAAGATGAAAAGCTGAAATATAGCGATGATTGGGAAAGATTTCGCCGGATGTGGTCGCGGCCGGCCGCAACACGGGCGCATGTTGAAAAAGGCACCCATTACCGCGACTTTCAGACATAAAGGATTGGAGGCAATGGACAATGGCAATCGCAATGAAATGTTGGGGCGTTCCAGTAGACCCTAATTCCTTTGCTGCCCCGGAGCTGCAAGCATACCGGCTGCAAGGGTATGTACACGGACACCCGCGATTTGAAGATGGGGACGCAGTGACCACATCCCGGATTATCGCCATCCAGGACGTCGGAGACCACTTGGTGGTATCCACCAAGAACACCGCCTATGATGTTTATCCCGATGACGTGGACCCTGCGGCCGAGGCCCAGCATCCCGGCTATTACGAACGGCTGCGAAAAGTTGCACAGGAGGTATGGGGAAATGCTTGACAAAGAAAAGCCGATCCTGTTCAGCACGCCGATGGTTCAATCTTTGGACTTCAAGACAGCCACGCGCCGGGTGATGAATCCGCAGCCCGTAATGGACGAAGACGGCATGTGGCTCTGGAAGGATTGCCAGTGGATGGATGGTGGCCTTGGGTTTCCTCAGTCCGGCATAGACGACCATGCGAGATATCAACCCGGCGACATTCTTTGGGTGCGGGAAACGTGGAGCTTTTGGCCGTGTTGGGATTGTGACAACGACTGCAACTCACATAAGGTCTGGTACAGGGATAGCGATGGGTGCTTTGTTTATAAGGCTCAGCGTAAGAAGGTGCCGCATGAAGATCGGTGGCGTCCATCCATCTTCATGCCAAAAGAAGCCGCCCGGATTTTCCTACGGGTGACTGATGTACGGGCGGAGCGGTTGCAGGATATAAGCGAAGCGGATGCAAAAGCAGAGGGTATAAAAAGCTATTGGCTTACTAAAGAAGCCGGAAAAAATGCTGATGATTGGCATGATAGCAACGGCCCTCCATTCATCGGAGCAGCAAAAGAACTCGGGGCAGATTTATGTTTCACAAGGCGCGAAGCATATCAACAATTATGGGATTGCCTCAACGCCAAGCGAGACGGCGGCAAATATGCGTGGGATAAAGACCCGTGGGTTTGGGTGATTGAATTTGAGCGGTGCGCCAAGCCGCAAGGCTGGCCGGAGGTTGCGTGATGGTAGTAACTAAAGTAACAACCAAGCGGTACGAAGTTACATTCTATCCCAATGCACCGTTTTTCAAAACATGGGGTAAATTCCGAGAAGCCCGTGAGCGCGTCGGAATGAGCACCAAGCCGTTTTCCAAATGCTTTATCTGTGAACAGCCTTTTGCTGATGATGACAATATCGTTTTTATTAATGTAAAAGGTAAAGGAAACATGTTCGCTTGTACAAAATGCTGTGCGGAGCATCATAAGGAGGACTAAGGGACTATGAATACCATAACAGTCAAAAACCTATCAACCTTTGCCGATCACGCAGCGGTTGCCCGTGTTGCGCGCCTTATGGCTGGGGATGAATACTATGCCACGCATGACGGCAACGGTAAAGAGGTGGTCAGAATCACCCGTAGGGGTAATGTGTATACAGTTACTGACAAGGAGGTCAGCCATGAGTAGTCTGCTTTACAAGGGCCAGCATGTGGCGTGTTGCTGTAGTAACTGCTTAAACGCGCTGGGTGAGATCAGAGGCGAAATTAAATGTAGCCGCGATGGTGCATTTCATCACAATCTATATGAATGTGAACATTATGAATTTAGCTGGCGACGATTTGAGGAAAGGGACAGCTTTATTTCCGCAGAGCCTTATACTTGCCCACGCTGCCAAAATGAGAACCATCCTCCAGATGCAAAATTCTGTAGAATCTGTGGATTAAGGATTGGAGGACAACCATGAACCAGAAATGCTTTGATAGAGATATTTACAAGGGAATTACGGTTGATGTGCCAGTTGCAACATCAAATAGCACACACATGAAAATTGACGAAATCCGGGCAAAACCCCATCCGTGGCCTTATTGCGAATATATCCCTTTCCTGATTGACGAAATCTCCCGCTTAAAATCTAAAGAAAAAAGCGTTTCTGATTATTGGTCACGGGTTTTTGCCGAGTTATCAGGGATTATTAAATCAAAGAATGACGAGATCTCCCGTCTAACCGCAAAGGTGGAGCAGTTAGAGGCCGAGCTTGCGGCGTATCGGGAAGCGGAGCATAAAAGCTGTGAGTATAAAATCCACATTCCATCAGAAGAAGGGTATCCAGATGTAAAAGGCCGCTTCTACGAATGTTCATGTGGCACGAATTACATTGATATTGAGGCCGGGCAAGAATGGCAGCGTTGTCCGCATTGCGGTAAGCCTATATCATCCTTTGAAACACTGGCATGTATATCCTGCAACAATTCGGAGTGGGACGGGGATTCTTATTACTGCGAGGCGAAAAGCGGAACATATCACGGTGAAGAAGTTACCCACGCTAATTTTGATGGATGCAAAAGTTACGAGCCGCGTAAAGAAGCCGACGTAGCCTTGCAGAGAAGGTAGGTAATAACACATATGAACCAGATAGACGCCAAACTCCTTTGTGATGTTTTCCTATTGGGCGTGGATTACGGACAGCTCCTCATGGAGCAGGAGCGGGACAGCGAGGATTTATTTGATGCTGTGGGCTGCATGGCTTACTCCCGGAAGTATAATGTCCCGTCCACACCGGCACCGCGCCGCCAGCCACACGGCAAAGAATGGCGTAAAGCAAAATCAGACAGCATCATTAAATTCATTGATATTTTTAATGGGAAAAGGGGTGGGTAGTTTATGAAATGCGGGGAGCTAATCAAATATTTAAGCAGGTTTGGCCCGGAGGAGCAGGTCGCGGCTTTGGTGGTTGATCTTAAAAGCAGGCTGTATTACAAAATCGGTGCGTATCAGTTTATTGACGAAACAGCAGCGTTGTTGTTAGAGGTGGCCGGCTCCGGCCCACTTGATGATCTCGTTGAGGAAGCTGACGAACGCAAATGTCGTGTGTGTGGCTGCACTTGGGATCACGTCTGCGAGGGTGGATGTTACTGGGTGGAAGAGGATCTGTGCAGTAAGTGCGCCGAAGCCACACTAGCATTCCGGACTAACGAAAGGGCATCGGAACGCATGTTGGAAGCGATGGATGATGCATTCGGAAGGCCGTATAGGTAAAGGAGCGCGGAAGCATGATTAACACGGTGCATGACGCAATCAGAGCAACGGAGGTTGCCATAAAGCAATTACCCGATAAGGAATCCAGCAAATACCCCGGAAATTACGAGCATGATCTAAGTTATCTCAATATGGTGCTTTCTGCTTTGCAAGAGAAACTTGACCGCGAAGAGCAGCCGGAGCCGTTGAGTTTCGGACAGTATTATAACGCATTGGAAGTAGACGCATGAAACCTGCCCTGCCTGTTATCGCGGGGAGTGCGTGAGGGATTAGGAGAAAAATATGAAATACATGGGCAGCAAAAGCCGGACCGCAAAGCATATTGTGCCGATTATCCAACATTATGTTCAGCAACGCGGCATATATTGGGAGCCGCTCGTCGGCGGGGCAAACATCATTGACAAAATCTCCGCGCCGGTACGCAATGGCAGCGATATCAGCCGGTACCTAATCGCGCTGCTCCGCTACGTCCAGTCCGGCGGGGAATTGCCTGACGAGATCAACTGGGAACAGTACGCGGCGGTTCGCAGCAATAAGGATGCATACTCAGATTGGTACGTGGGCTGCGTCGGCTTCCTGGCATCGTACAATGGCCGCTTTTTCGACGGCGGGTACGCGGGCACGGTACATACTAAGGCCGGAACCGTCCGGGACTACTACGACGAGGCAAAGCGCAATTTGCTGAACCAGATGCTTGATGGCATTGAATTCAGTTGCTCCGATTACCGCACACACAATCCCACAGGCCTCGTGATCTATTGCGACCCGCCCTTTGCAGGCGTAAAGCAGTTCAGCGGCCGGTTCGATCACGCGGAGTTTTGGAGTATAATGCGCGAATGGAGCCACCACAACATTGTACTGATTAGCGAGCAGTCCGCGCCGGAGGATTTCAAGTGCATCTGGGAGCAGCCGGTCACGCGGACGATCGACAATACCAAGCGGGTGCGCGTAGCGGAGAGGCTGTTTATTAAGACATAGGCAGCCGGGATGGAAAGAACATAACAATCACCTGCCCGGCCTGCCAAATAAATCTCGCGCCCAACCCACGCCGAACTAAACGTCGCGCGGAAGAATGGATTGGAGGACTAAATATGACAATAAATGAAATTCATGAGACTAGTGAAAAAATCCTGAATTATTGGGGGCTAAATAACGTCAAGCAATTAGGCTTGCAAATTTGCACAGAAGCAATCCAGCTGGCTATGGAAAATGAGAAATTAAAAAAGGACATTCAAAATACGCCCACAGTTGATACGGTGCCGGTGGTTCGGTGTGAACAATGTGTAAACCTTGAATATAATGCAAAATATTCAATTGATGGCGTACAAATATTTGAACCTTATTGGTGCCATGAGTTAGAAAGAAATGTTTGCACAATCGGCTATTGTGGGTACGGCACGAAGATGGAGAGGGAGGAATGACGGTGGATATCAGGAAATTCATAATGGGTGTGGGCGCGATCGCTGAAATGACGAAAGTTTTCTATGACCATTATTTGCGCGTAGGATTCACGCCACCACAGGCTTTAGAGCTTGCAAGAAGCATGACGATCGCGGAATTACAGATTGCTGCATTCATGCCTAAAGACGCAACGGAGCACTACGCCGAATGAACGACAAGGAAGCTGAAGCTACGCTTGCTGACGCATGACCGCCATTTGGGCGGCAACCGACAGGGAAAGAGAGGCGAGGATGATTGCTAGGATTTAAGCGGTGCCATGATTGCGGAAAACTGATAGCGCCGTGGCAAATGCGAGGGACGCTCTTTGAGAAGGACGGCAAAACCAGCGTGTATCATTGGGGCGAAAAAGAACCAAAGCATACGATGTGTTATCCATGCACCCGGATTAGGTTCCGGCAGGAGCGCGGCCCGCGGATAAGAAAGTTGTGAACCGCCGTTTGTGCGATCACACGAAATCAAGAAATAGGGGATTGAAATGAAAACGATATATGTTAGGGTTTCCGACAAGTTGCTTGATGAGCTTATCGTGAAGTTTAAGGACGCAGACCCAATTGAGACGCCTAACGCATTTGGATTGCTTCTTGCGCTTCATGAGGTGAAGCGTTTACGGGAAACCGGCTTCATACCGCAGGAAGTGGACGCGCTGAAAGCAGAACGGGACAACCTTCGAGCTGCACTTGATGAACTTGCCGACACGGATAAGGCAGCGGCATTCTGCAAGAAGGTTTTGAGCGGCGCGACAGATGGATTGACCGTATATAAACACAGCTTACATGAAGCGGTTGCCGACCGCGACCGCTGGAAGGCCCGCGCTGAGGCGTTGGAACGGACGCTAAGAAAAACAGCCGGCACGGAGCCAGACATATGCTGTACTTGCGCCCATGAAGACATCCAGCGGTGCGTCCTGGCCGATCAGAAATACACCGACGCATACCAAAGAAGCAGTTACTTTCACAAGGCGATTGGAATGCTCCGGGATGGTGCTGACGAATTACTGGTGATCTACGAGCTGGCCAGATTGCTCGAGGAAAGGATGCAAGAACCCGATGCATTCGGTAGACCGCATCACAGGACCGGAGATAAATACCTTGACGCTCCATCCGGTACGATGGTTCCATGAAATACGGACGATGTTTCCTGTGCGGTAAATGGGGCTGGCTCGAAGAACATCACATATTCGGAGGCGCGAACCGCAAGAAGTCGGAGAAGCACGGGCTGAAAGTGGGGCTCTGCGGCATCGAATGTCACCGGGAGGGGCCGATGGCGGCGCACAGATGCGCGGAGACAGCGCAGAAGCTCCACGAATACGGACAGCGGAAGTACATGAGGGAGTATAACGCCACCGTGGACGAATTTCGCTCCCTGTTTGGCAAGAACTACCTGGACGAGCCTTATGAGCTAGGAGGAATAGCGATGATAGAACAAGCGCGGGGGCTGTTGGATGAACTGCACAGCTCCGGCAGGTTGGAGTATAACGAGTATACCTTTCTTTGGGACGCGCTCAATGAAGCGGTACAACAAATAAAGGAGGCTGAGGCGGGGTGAAGCCAATATATGAACCGGCCGGTCGCGCCCGGGAGTACAGCGAGGACGGGGACAGCAACCTGGCGCTGAATATCTACGACGGCTGCCCTCACGGCTGCCTATACTGCTACGTTCCCCTGGTGCTCAAATGCGACCGCGCCCAATTCCACGCCCATTGCGAACCTCGCCCCGGGATCGTGGAGGCTACTCGCAAGCAGCTTGAAAAGGGCGTGCTGATTTCACGGCGAAAGATGGTTAATGTGAGTACATGGGAAACAGATATAGTCAAAAGCACAATCCAGCTGACCGGCAAGAGCGTATTCCTGTGCTTCACCTGCGACCCTTTCCCGGCCGACGTTTCACATGAGCCTACATATCAGATTATTGAGTTGCTAAAATCGTATGGCAACAGCGTCCAGATATTGACGAAAAACTACCCCGACGACATTGACAGGATTTGTACCCTGCTGGATGAAAATGACCGTTATGGTGTCTCTTTCATCAAAGACACAAGAGAGAGAACGGTATATGAGCCTAATGCCCCGGACTACACTGAACGCTGCGCGAGACAAACCCTCATCAAAGAAGTAACCGGCTGTAAAACCTTTATGTCCTGTGAGCCGGTGGTCGATACAAAATCCGTATATGAGGCAATAACATGGTTGAGCGGGATTGACCAATTCCGTATAGGCAAGCTCAATTATGAGTGGCTTTTGCCTCCCGATCTAAGGCCGGATATAGAGTGGGGCGCCTTTGGCCGTGAGGCTGAGAGGCTTTGTAAAGAATATGGGAGGGGGTATCTGATTAAAGAAGATTTGCGCCGGGAGATGGATTCTACAAATATCAAATAAGAGGAAAGGTTGAATTTAATATGGAATTTAAGCAGTTTAAAACGGCCGTAGCGAAACAGTTTCAAAGTATGAGGGTGCAGGACACGCCGATGTTCTTTACCAAAGCCGATAAGGACGCTATGTGGAATACATACCTTGACAGCTTCCCCGAGGGGACAAACCCTGTATACCGTGAGCGGCGTGAGTATGATTGCAGCGCGTGCCGCCAGTTTATCCGGGCCGTTGGGAATGTGGTGGTCGTAAAGAATAACGAGCTTGTCAGCATTTGGGATATCGCGGTCGATGAACCTGCGTTTCAGATCGTGGCCGATGCAATGTCCAGATTGGTAAAGGCAAACCTTATTGAAAATATCTTTCTCAGCACCGAACCGACTGCCGGCGTGGATAAAAACTATGAGCAGTTGACAGAGGGGGTACAGGCTTGGGAACACTTCTATGTCAGGCTTCCTCACAGTGTGATTGTGCGGGGAGAGCAAAAAGGTACGATGCAATCCGAGGCCAGGGCGAACAAAGAGGTATTGCTCCGCAGCCTGCAGGAGCTGACCGATGATGCTGTTGAAACGGTACTCGATCTTATTGCTCAAAATTCCTTGTACCGCGGAGAAGAACACAAAGGCGTCGTCCAACGGTTCAAAGAGGTAAAGCAGAAGTTCCGCGAAATCAACGCCGAGGATCAGGCTGATAATTTTGCATGGGTGCAAAGCGTGGCTCTGGCCGGACCCGTGGCAAAAATCCGCAATACGTCAATCGGCACATTATTAGTTGACCTGTCTATCGGCACCGATCTTGAAGAGGCAGTAAGAAAATATGAGGCGGTTGTCGCCCCCGCCAACTACAAAAGGCCGACAGCTCTTGTTACTCAGGCCATGGTTGAAAAAGCACGCGAAAAGGTTGAGGTGCTTGGCCTGATATCCGCTCTTGGCCGGCGCTATGCGCAAATGTCCGACATCTGCGTAAACGACATTCTGTATGTCGATAGGGATTCCAAGAAGAATCTCGGGGGCGATGTGTTTGACGATATTGCCGCTTCAGTACCAGACAAGCGCGGAAAAGGCAGCTATGACAAGGTTGAGGAAGTCCCGATTGAGAAGTTCCTAAAAGACGTAATGCCTACGGCAACCTCTTTTGAGGTCATGGTAGAAAATCCGCATACCAAAAACCTGTTCAGCCTTGTTGCGCCGACTGACCCTACGGCTGGGTTGCTTTTCAAGTGGGGTAACAACTTTAGCTGGGCGTATAACGGCGATATGGCTGATTCCATCAAGGAAAAGGTCAAAGCTTCCGGAGGCAATGTAACAGGCGACCTTTGTTGCCGTCTGGCTTGGTATAACTTCGATGATCTTGACCTGCACATGGTGGAGCCGACTGGCGAGCATATTTATTACGGCAACAAGGTTGCTTGTGGTACTGGTGGCCAGCTTGACGTCGATATGAATGCTGGTGGCACTCGTTCCCGTGAACCGATAGAGAATATCTTCTACGGCAGCAAAGCGAGGATGAAGGAGGGCATATATCTTCTTTATGTAAACCAATATAATCAGCGTGAATCAAAAGACGTTGGTTTTGAGATCGAAATCGACTTCATGGGCGATATCCTGCATTTCGCGTATGACAAGGTGGTTAAGGGCAGCGTGACCGTGGCGACGTTTGAGTACAGCCACAAGGATGGCATCAAGATTATTGAATCACTTCCATCATCGTCCGTGACAAAGGAAGTATGGGGTCTCCAAACCAATAAGTTCCACAAGGTCAACCTGGTCATGTTGTCCCCGAACCATTGGGAAAGCTCCGGCACCGGCGTGGGTAATAAACACTATTTCTTTGTGCTGGAAGGTTGCCTGAATCCCGACAGCGCGCGCGGCTTCTTCAATGAATTCCTCAGTGAAAAGCTGAACGAGCACCGCAAGGTCTTTGAGATTATCGGTGGCAAAATGAAAACCGAGCCGTCTAACAATCAACTAAGCGGCTTGGGGTTTTCGAGCACGGTGCGGAATCATGTGCTATGCCGCGTGACCGGCGCGTTTAACCGGGTTATAAAAATAGTATTCTAAAAAATGAATTAAAGGAGAAAAAAACAATGGCAAACTTTGAGAAAGCAGCAAGGATGAAACTGAGGTTTGACACGGCGAAAGGGCAGTTGTCCGTAGAGGAATTGTGGGATCTTCCCCTCGAATCCGAAAGGGGGGTAAGTCTCGACGGCCTGGCCGTTGCTTTGCATCAGAAAATCAAAAACGGCGCTGAGGTCTCCTTTGTCCGCAAGGATTCCGCCAAATCCGTCGAGTACGAAGTAGCACAACTCAAGTTTGATATTGTCAAGCACATCATCGACGTGCGTGTGGCTGAAAACGAGGCGGCTGCAAGAAGCCGGGCCAATCGTGCGCAGAAGCAAAAAATCATGGAGCTTATCGCCCAGAAGCAGGACGAGAGCCTTGCCGGGAAATCTGTTGAGGAACTCATGGCTATGGTCGAGCAGCTTGACGGGTGACGATGGAAAAAGCGCAGACATAAAAACCACCGCGAAAATGCCTAAAGGAGGTAAAGAAGATGAGGTATGTTGATGAAGATGGTGACCGCAAAGCATTACAGGCGACTGGAAACCAGTTAGATGAACTCATCAAAATATCCAGAGAACGGAAGCTCTCTGATGAGGAAAATCAGTTATATCACATACTGGTAGAAAGAGAATGCTCCCTGCGTTGCAAACTGGGACGAAGATAAAGAAAAGCCGCCCTCCCTTGCGGGAAGACAGCCCTCTCACCAAGGATGATTATACCACAGGGGAGGCGGCAAGTCAAATGTTGAGAGAACCAATGACAAGACGTCGAATAGAACAATACAGCAAGCTCCGGTCTGAAATCGTCATGCTGGAGGGTCAGATTCTGTCTGCACAATTATTTGGAGATGAATATGTAAGTGATGTTGTTCAGAATTCTCAACGCACCCTAGTCATTAAAGGGTATGGTTCCCGCGCCATCCCCCGGCTTTGTGAAAGAAAAGCAAAATATGAGGCAGAATGCGATGCCGTTGAGCATTTTATTGAATCGCTTGATGATAGCGTTATGCGCCAACTCCTTACACGTCGCTACATCGAAGCCAGAAGCCTAAAAGAAACCGCCGATCTCGTTGGATACAGTCAAGTACAGGCCGGACGCTTAATAAAGGATTTTTTTGAAAAGATGATAGCAAATGATATGTGATGATATTGAATGATCGTTTTTCCGTGTGTTATTATTAACCTGTAAAATCCTGTATACGCGAAAACCGCCTGAGCGTGAATGTACGCAAGGGCGGTTTTACTTTTGAGGAAAGGAGGCGTCCAGGCTTCGCGTTTACTCCTTTGCGCGAAGTCTTGCACCGGGCCGACTGTACGCCAGCAGACGGCAGCGGGCGAAAGTTAAAGGAGGAAATCATTGTGTTTGCAAAGATCAAAGACAAGTTTGTCAACCGCCCGTCGCTCTACTACTCCATGTCGATCGCGGCGACTTGGGCAGGCGTAGGCTCCCTCATGGTCGGCATCCAAATGGCCCAGGAGTTCGGCATTATCCCCTTTCTGCTGTGGGCGTTCGGGAATACGCTGGCCTGTATCGTGTTCGGTCTGCTGGCGCCAAGGATTCCCAAGCTGCGGGAAGTGTTCCGGAGCAAGCCCATGCACTTTATCGTGGGGATCATGTGCGTTTTTCAGGTGTGGATCAACATGAACGGCATCCAGTCCGTTTTCGTGGATACACCATTGACAGGGCGCTTCGGTATGATGCTGGCCTACGCGGTGGCCGTTGTGTTCCTGCTCCTGCTGTTGAGGTTCGGCATGATCCGCAACGTCCTCACCGATCACGCAAGCTGGATCAGCGTCTATGCCGTCGCCCTGCTTCTCACGGTATTCGCAATAATCTACTCCCGGGGAAACATGAACACGTTGTCCTGGGGCTTTGACAACATCGGCGCCGGCATGGAAAAATGCCTGCTCCTGCTGCCGGGTGCGTTCCTGTACCCGTATTTCTTTGAGATAATGGACTACAACGACGGGAACGCGGACGGGGCACAAAAGGTCAATATCCAGCGCGCTTTCATCAACGGCGGCCTGCTGTTCGGCGCGTACCTGATATTTACTTTCCTTTTGGCGTGGACAAACTTTAGTCCTGTGCTGAACATCATCAAAGCGTTTCTGATAACGCTGGTGGCGGTCTCCACAGTATCATCATTCCTGTACAGCATCTACATTACGTTCGGTCGCAGGCTGGGCCTCATCGTCAATATCGCGGCGGTGGCGCTGTGGCAGCTCCTGATCCCCATGGGGGTGCTTGGCGTCTGGACACTTATGAGCACCATCCGAATCTACATCGTCTTTGGCGCGATTGCCTTTGCGCTCGTCTGGAACCTCTTGGAGAAGAGGAAAGCGGTGAGGGCATGACCCGCGTCATAGGACGAAAGCAAAGCACCGAGAACGGCCTTTGGATCGACGCCATGAATCGTATAGAAGAACTGGTTACAAGGGCTGAATTGGACGTTGCAACCGCGCAGGCGCTCAAAGAGATAAAGGCTAATACCAAGGGGAAGCGGTGCGCCTACGGATGGAGCGGCGGCAAGGACAGTATAGTGATCGGCCATATGTGCCGGCAGCTTGGAATAACCGGCTGCGTATTCGGCCATACGGATCTGGAATACCCGGCGTTCCTCACATGGTGCCTGGCGAACCTCCCGGAGGACTGCGAGGTCATCAACACCGGGCAAAACCTTGACTGGCTGGCGAAGCACCCCGAAATGATTTTCCCGCAAAACTCTACCCTTATCTCCCGCTGGTTTGGCATTGTGCAGCGCACGGCCATCCAGCGGTATTTTTCTACCCATACCCTGGACGTGATCGTTGTCGGCCACAGAAAAGCGGATGGAAATTTCGTCGGCAAGGGCAGCAACGTCCTCACCAACGGCGCCGGCGTGACGCGGTATTCTCCCCTGGCTGATTGGCCGCACGAGCTTGTGCTTGCATACATCCATTACCACAAGCTTTCCATGCCGCCGATCTACGGCTGGAAAAACGGATACAAGTGCGGCACGCACCCCTGGCCCTCCCGCATGGGTATGAAGTCCGTGGACCAGGGCTGGACAGAAGTTTACGAGATCGACCCCGCCATCGTCACTGGCGCAGCGGTGAAGATTGAAAGCGCGGCCCGCTTCCTCGAGGGGGTGGGCGTGTGAAAATCGTAAGGAAAAAGATCGACGAGCTCCAGCGGCCCGAAAAGAACCTGCGGCTGCACACGGAGAAGCAGCTCATTGAATTTGAGCGGTCGATCAAGATGTTCGGGCAAATCCGCCCGATCGTTATTGACGAGCACAACATCATGCTGGCGGGGAACGGACTCTATGAAACCCTGCTGCGGCTGGGCCACACGGAGGCCGACTGCTATGTGGTTGAGGGGCTGAACGAACAGCAGAAGAAAAAGCTCATGCTGTCGGACAACCGCATATTCGACCTGGGCGTGGACGATCTGGCGACCTTTGACAGCTTTATCCTTGACCTGAAGAACGACCTTGACGTACCCGGATACGACGAGGAAATGCTGCGCTCCCTTGTGATGGACGCGGCTGAGGCCGTTGACCTGCTTACCAGCTACGGAACCGTCCCCCCGGAGAGGGTGGACGAAATCCGGGAGACGGAGGAACGGTACAAGACCCGGGAGGAGGCCGACGCCCGGAACGCTCAACTCCGGGAGGCCGCCGGCGTCGGGGAAGCGTACAAAGCGGAGGTCGCTGAGCAGAAATATCTCCTTTGCCCGAAGTGCAACGAGAAAATCTGGTTGTAAGGGGTGTAGATATGGCTGTGAAGCGAATCAAGTCCGACATGGACGTCGTGACCGCCGCGAAAATCCGCATCAAGAACGTGTTCTCCAACGGCGTCAAGGTATACATGTCCTTTTCCGGCGGCAAGGACTCCCTTTGTATGGCCGACATAGTTCTCAAACTGATTAAGGCCGGGGAGATCGACCCCAAGCTCCTGGTGGTTATCTTCATTGACGAGGAGGCCATATACGACAGCATAGAGAAGAAAGTTGTAGAGTGGCGCAAGAAATTTATCATGGCCAGCGCTACTTTCCAGTGGTGGTGTATCGAGGTCAAGCACTTTTCGGCCTACAATCAGCTTACCTCGGACGAAAGCTATACATGCTGGGACCACACCAAGGAGGGCGTTTGGGTGCGCCGGCCGCCGCCCTACGCAATCCGCAACCATCCCCAGCTCAAGCCGGGGATCGACAACTACCAATCGTTCCTGCCAAAGATCACGATGGACGGCATAATGATATGCGGCGTCCGGGCCTCCGAAAGCGTCCAGCGCCTCCAATACATGGCCGCGCTGAACATGGGGGCAGCCAATAGCATCACAAACAAGAACACGGTATACCCCATCTACGACTGGAAGTGCACAGACGTTTGGCTATACCTCCGCGAAAACCAAGTGGATATCCCGGAGGTATATGTCTGGATGTATCAGGCAGGCGTCAGGCGGAATATGCTCCGCGTGTCGCAGCTCTTTTCGGTCGATTGCGTTTCTTCACTGCTCCATATTGCGGAGTTTGAGCCCGGCCTATGGGACCGCATCCTCAAACGAGAGCCTAACGCTTATCTTGCGCTCCTGTACTGGGACAGCGAGCTCTACCGCCGAAGCTCCAGGCAACGCCGGGACACGGAGGAAAAGAAGGACTACAAAGCCCTGGTGCGGAAAATGCTCTTTGAGGAGCCGGACAGATATTTTACCACCGACCTCACAAGGCATGTCGCCGCCCAATACCGAAAGCAGTATATTCGGATTGACGGCATGGCAGAGCCGCGCATATATCGGAAAATGTATGACGCGCTCGTGGCCGGCGACCCCAAGCTGCGGACCATGCGCGCGATCAGCGTTGATGTGGCGTCCAGATACGCCGAGTATGCCAAGAAGTTTCGCCGCCCGGAAGGGGGTGAAAACAATGCCTGATATGGATTTGTTCGCACCTCTTAGCACGTTGGAATGGGTTGACCGCAGTCGTGTAATTCCCAATAATTACAATCCCAATAAGGTACCTGTGGAAAATTTAAGGTTGCTTACACAATCTATTTTCAAAAACGGCTGGACGCAGCCAATTGTCGTGCGCCCGGATATGACCATCATTGACGGGTTTCACCGATGGACGATAGCTGGGCCGGACTGGACGTACATCCCGGAGGACTATGACGCTACCATTCATCAGCTTTTGGGTGGGAAAGTGCCAGTGGTACAGGTGAAGCATGAGGACGAGGCCGGGAACATCTACGGTACAGTCACCCACAACCGTGCCCGCGGCACGCATCTGCTGGAGCCGATGAAAGCAATAGTAAAGCGGCTTATCGACGACGGGAAGTCGGTCAACGAAATCTCGAAGCAGCTCGGCATGAAACCCGAGGAGGTATTCAGGCTTTCCGACTTCTCCAAAGAGGACTTCCTTGATCTCATGACGCGGGACCACAAACGGTACAGCGCAGCGGAAATGCTCACCAAGATTTAACGCATATGGAACCAGGACAGGAAACCGCCTCCGGCTACCCGGGGGCGGTTGTCGTCATTCATGACACGAACAGCGGAAGAAAGCGAAGCACGGCAAATAAACAATACACGCCGCAGGGCGGTATTTTTTTTGAAAAGCGAGTTGAGAAAAGCGGTGGTGAGACAATGCCACGGATACGCAGCCCGGAGCGGGATCAGGCAAAGGATATCTACATCAAGCACAAGGGCGAGATCCAATTAACCGATATTGCCGCCCAGCTTAACCTTTCGGAAGGAACGGTAAGGGGTTGGAAAGCAAAGGATAACTGGGACGCTGCGTTAAACGGAACGCTCCAAACCGCTCCAAAAAAAAATAAGAAGCGCTCCAAAAAAAATACGGAACGTTCCAAACATATAGAGAAAAAGCATACCTCTAAAGTTCCGGGAGAAAATCCGGGCAGAGGGGCGTCGGCAGATGGGGAATCAGAAACCAACACGCAGTCGCCTAATGCGCGTCCCGGCAATCGAAATGCGGTAGGCAACAGAGGCGGCCCGGGCGGTCCCATACGGAACAAGCATGCCTTGCGGTCCGGGGAGTATGAATCTATCTTCTTTACCGCCGACATCATGGACGAGGAAGAACGTGCCCTGCTGGACGCGGACTACGACAAATATGTGCAGCAATATCTCCTGATTGATACCTTGACCATAAGGGAGAAGCGCATCCTCCAACGCATTAAGTCGGTTAAAGAGGCGGCGGCAAAGACGGGCATGGTGCCTGACAGCGCGACCATCATAAAGGGTAAAGAAAAGACGAGCTACACCAACCGGGATAAGGACGGGAAGGAAAAGCCCGGTACCGATATGAACACCACCCGGGATAATTCCTCGGTTGTTTCAAAATCGGCAATCAAGAGGATCATGGAATTAGAGGACGCGCTCACCAGAGTGCAGGCGCGGAAGCAAGCGGCAATCGTGCATCTCCATCGTATGGAAATGGACGATGAACGCCTTATGCTGGATCATTCCAAACTGGAAATCTATAAGCAACGTATCAGCGGCAAGATAGACCTCGATGATCTGATAGGCGACGACGACCTGGAGGATGATCTATAGGAGCGCGTGTGTGCCGTTGCAACCGTCCTGCCCGACGCGGCGCAGGGTGTGCCAGGGTAGCAACCCCGTGCGGTACGCCACGCGATACCGAGGCTTCCAGGGGCTTAGCAAGGGACAGGCCATGGAAGCACCGCCGAGCCCATGGCAGAGGGGCCACCCGGCGGTAGGTTCTTTCGACGATTCTCTTAGCTGCGGGTCCGCCGACCCCAGAATTTGCGCAGTTATCATCTTTTTTTTACCATTTCCAATTTGTCCGGGAGGCGTTTGGATTGTCTAATAAAGGCGCGATTTACAGCAGGAAAGTCATTGCCGAACTGCTGGGCCGCTCTGAAAAGAGGATAAAGCAGCTTACCGAGGAGGGTGTGCTTGAAGAGTATTCGCAGGGATATTACCGGCTGGCCCCGACCATCAAGGCATTTGTGAAATACCTTGACGGTTTTATCTCCGACGACGATCAGGCGTCGAACTACAACACGGAAAAGGCAAAGCTTACCAAGGTGAAGCGTGAGGACGCCGAGCTCAATCTGAAGCGCAAAAGGAATGAGCTGCACAGATCGGTCGACGTTGAGTTTATCATGACGAATATGCTCATTGCCTTTAAATCTAAGCTGGAAGTGCTGCCCCATAAGGTTTTGCCAAGCATCGTAAACCTTCCGGACGGAAAGGACAAAGCGGAGAAAATCGTGGAGGTACTGAAAGGCGCTGTTGACGAGGCGCTGAACGAATTGTCCGGGTACGACCCGGAGTACTTCGACGAGGATAAATACCTGTCCGGTTTGGATGATACTATTTCCGACGAGGTGAACTGATGGAGCTTCAAAAAAACACCGTCAATCTGTTTAAGAGGATCTTCCAAAGGCTTACGCCTGCGGAGAATTTGACCGTAAGCGAATGGGCGGACAAGTATCGGCGGCTGCCGCCTGAAAGCAGCTCCGAGCCCGGCCAATGGAAAACATCACGGACGCCATACCTCAAAAAGCCGATGGACAGCATTTCAGACCCCAATGTCCGCAAGGTGGGGATGATGTTCTCGTCGCAGACCGGGAAGTCGGAAGTCATTCTGAACACGATGGGCAAATACTCGCACATCATCCCATCGCCTATCCTCATGGTACAACCCACGGTTGACGCAGGTCGCAGCTTTTCAAAAGAAAGGATCGCGCCAACGATAAGGGACACGCCCGTTTTACGCGCAATCATTGGCAGCGAAAAGACCCGCGACAGCAAGAATACTACCATGAAAAAGTTTTTCCCCGGGGGATACATCGCCATTGTTGGCGCCAACTCCCCCGTAGGCCTTGCTTCAAGGCCTATCAAAATACTGCTTGCGGACGAGATCGACCGCTGGCCCGAAAGCGCGAAGAAGGAGGGTGACCCCCTCACCATCGTTGAAAAGCGTACCACGACATACCCGTACAGCTACAAAATGGTGTACACCTCCACTCCTACCATCGACGGATTAAGCCGGATACAGCATGAGTATAATCAGGGAACGATGGAGAAGTGGAAACTGCCTTGTCCCGGTTGCGGCGCGTACCAGGAACTCAAATGGGCGAACATCGTTTTCCAGCGAACGGAGGACGGACGGCTTGACGAAAGCCAGGAAGTTTTATGCACTTGTACGGCCTGCGGCACACTTTTCAATGAAATGGAGTGGAAAAGCGGAGAAGGCGACTGGTTCCCCACAGTCGAGAACGAAAAGATTAAGAGTTTCCACCTCAGCGCGCTTGTAAGCCCGTGGAAGTCTTGGGCTTCCATTGTCGAGGATTTTTTATCTTCCAAGGACGACATCGAAATGCTCAAGGTGTGGACAAATACGGTTCTCGGAGAACCATGGATCGACGACGGCGAGACGGTTGATGCAAACGACCTGTTCAGGCGGCGTGAATACTACAACTGCGTTGTGCCGGAGGACGTTTTGGTTATCACGGCTGGCGTCGATGTGCAGGACGACAGGTTTGAAATGGAGATTGTCGGCTGGGGGATCAACAAGGTCAGTTGGGGCATCGAGTATAAAACCGTATACGGAAATACCGCCCTGCCTGAAACATGGGACTTGCTCGACCAGCAGCTCCTTCGGACATACACATGCGAGGACGGGACCGAGCTCCCGATCATGCGGGTGTGCATCGACAGCGGAGGTCACCGCACTACCGAGTGTTACCGCTTCTGCAAAGCGCGGGAGGCCCGGGGCGTATACGCCATCAAGGGTAAGGGCGGCACCGGCATGAATATCATTCATACATACTCGCGCACGAAAAAGGCCAAGAACCTCCTGTTTACCGTGGCCACGGACACGGCGAAAGCCACGCTGTTCACGCGGCTCGCCATTGCCGACGAGAAAAAGTCCGGCTATTGCCACTTCCCTATCGACGAGCAGGACATGCAGCGCGGATATGATGAAAAGTATTTCGAGGGCCTTACCTCCGAGATCAAGATAACCAAGATGGTCAAGGGCAGGCCGAAAGTGGAGTGGAAAGTCAAATCCGGCACCAGGAATGAGCCTTTAGATATACGTGTTTACAACATAGCCGCCATAGAAATCTTGAATCCGAATTTTGAGGAATTGAAAAAGCGCAAGGACGGCATATCGGCGCGGCGCAGGAAGAAACGCGGGACAATCAGCAAAGGGGTTGAGTTAGAATGAGCGGCGTAACCATCACCAGGCAGCAAGAGCTTGAACGCGCGCGGAAGATGCTGGATGGCTGGATTGAGGCGGAAAAAGCCCTCATGACAAGCCAGTCATACAAATTGGATACCAAGCAGGAATTAACGCGCGCCGATCTTCGGGCTGTCCGCGAAAGCATCAAGTATTGGACAGATGAAATTGACCGGCTCCAACGAAAGTCACGC